TTTGAGATACGATGAGTACTCTAAAGTTAGGGTTCTGACAAACCTGCCAAGTGACGTAATCAATGGTCACAGTCATAGACTTGGCGTGGTTGGGCGGGATATTCAAAAGGATGCGGTTATTAGCCAGACCCTTTTCATACTTCATACTGGGATGTAGCCATCCAGGTTCCCTACCCTCGATTACATCGATGAGGTTCTGCTGGTGTGGAAAGGTGCGGGAGTGTAGGTACTTCTGGCGAAACTCGGCAAAGGTAAGGTCGTGTACATCGGAGGCTGCAAAGGACTTGTCCTTGAGGCCAAGGCGGGTTCGGTCAACTTTGTCAGTAAAGATCTTGTCTGTTCTACGGTAGTACTCGTAGGTCTTAATGGATTTGCCTGCCGAGGCACAAGCTGCCTCAATGGTCATACCCTCTGCTACACAGCCAAGGATAATTCTCTTGGCGATATCAGCACTATTGTCAGCCACGTGATCTCCTAAAATTTATTGGGGACGGGCCGGAATCGGATCTTATCTACGAGGCGCGTAGGCCTCGAACGGAATCAGAGATTCCTTATACTAGTCGAGGAAGGTTTCATCTACCAGTAGATAGACCTACCAACAAAGTTTAGAACTACTAGGTTCCTAGTATTCTGAATCTTTGTTTGGACGTGTATCTTTTAGATACACTAATCCCCACTAAAAGTACTAGGCAGGTCGGGCTTAGCGCCCGAAGGAGCCACAGCGAACTGAGGGGTAAGTTAGCACTCGGCCTAGGGGCCTCGCTAGAGGCCATACCGTTACTGCTCAGGGTCTTTCCTATTAAAGCCCCTTACTATATATAAGGCAGGAAATTTAACGCATTTCCCGTTTTTAGAATGTGATGTGTAACACAGTAGATATAACCGCAGGTCAAAGCCATATTCGGCTTCACTTTAGCAAATATTTTTTGTTACGGTATATACCTATACCCCGTGTAAAATTCAGCAACGGGGGGTGCCCCTGCCTGCTGCCAGACCCTCACTCTATGGTAGACGGTTAGACAGTTACGGGCTGTCTGTCTGTCCGTATTGGCAAGGGTTAAAGGTCTTGCTACACCTACGGCACAATTCAATAACCCGCGCCTAGCCCGATTAAGTAACCGCTTTATTCTTGCAACTATCTAATAGCTACCAACTCCCAGCGATAAGCAGCTGCGAACTGGTACCAGATCACCAAGCCAACCGCGACAAGCTGCGACCTGATAGCTACCAGCTGCCAGCTTCAAGCTGCCAACCCTTGGACATAACGAAGCCTATTGTCTACCTTGTTATGTGATGCACTTCACTGGATAAATGACACGTCGAGAGCTCTTGATACTTGCAACAGGTATAGTCCCGTAGTACATTGAAGCCAGTGGAACTCCTACAACTTCCACGAAAGGGTTAAGACTATGAGAATGTCAGCTAATACAGCACTAAACGGTTACGACTACGACAACCAAGCTTGGTATCAAAACGGCGTTTATATTCGCTGCGGTCACCCTGACCTAATGGACTGCGGATGCTTTGGCAAGATCAACGAAGGCAAGGCGGTTATCTAATGAGCAGAGTTAAGACTTACACCAAGCTAATCAACATTGAAACTGGCGAAGTGTTCGCAGCTTGCGAACTAACACCAGCAGCAGTAAAGAGACTGATTAAGCAATACCAGACATTCGGCTACTATCTAAAGGAGGCTATCTAATGAGCACAGCAACAATAAGCAAGAAAGCGCAAAAAGAACTAGACATTCAATATGCTCGTGAGCAGTTATTGAGTCACTACTTAAACGAAGGGGATACCGTTTACACCGTCCTGCGTAGTGTTTCTTCTAGTGGAATGAGTCGCACGATGTCCCTAAAGGTCGCTAAAGATGGAAAGATCCTAGACCTGACCTACTACGCCTCCGTTCTTCTTGGTTGGTCTTTGGTAGAGGTCAACGGATCCCGCGCCATTCGTGTCGGTGGTGCTGGGATGGATATGGGGTTTCACACTGTCTACACCCTTTCCCGCGTTCTATTTCGTGATGAGTCTCCAATAGGGGACGCTGGCTACTTGCTTTCTCAGGCGTGGCTCTAATGCGTAGCGTGACTCCTCTTGGTTGGTTCGTGCTGGGACTGCTCGCAGCTGTAGCGATCTGGGCACTGGTTTGGGTATCAGCTAACGTCTGGTGGACTGAGACTGGTCCTTGTATCGGTTCAGCAGCACAATGTCTAGTCGGTAGCTTGTAGGTAACCAGCTAGCAGCTTCCAGCGTTCGCGCTGGAGGTTGCTGGAAGTAGATCTACTACTTCACTTCAAGAGATAAAGGGTTATTAAATGATAATGAAAGAATGGGAACCCACACTCACAAAAGAGGAGTGCAATAAGGGAGAATTAGGTGCTTGCTATTGTGGCGAGTGCGAAGCTATCAGCTGGAGCGAACTCGCTCAGCTTACCCACGCAACGCAGGTTGAACGCTTCAACTGGTGCAGCTGCGAAGATAACGAAGGACAAGAAAACCCGTACGAAGACTGCCCAAAGGAGGTTACAGAATGAACGACGAGCAACTAGTGGAGCTGGCGCATAGTTACGCAGCTTTCAGCGACCACGTGGAAGGTATCGACACCATAGACGGGCAGACTTGGGACTTAATCTCTCAGGTGGCAGGCTTGCAGCCTTTCGAGTATACCGACGGGGACTGTATCGCTATCGTGGAGCAGCTGATCGAAAACTATCACCAGTGGCACAAGATCGACGCGGGTGAGCTATGAGCTACGAGCCAGACTGGAACGACCCAGTATTTTATGCAGAAGAGTTTGAGCCACCAGTTAAATGCTTTAGGTGTGGTGACCCACTAGATCGAGACGACATAGTATGGGCAGACGTTGAGGGCTTATGGCAAGTCAGAGGGAAAGAGGGCAACGATACAGCGTGGTGCGTATTGTGCCTACCAACATCCGAGGGAGGGAAAAATGAATAAAGAATACCTAGAGGCTAAAGTAGAACTATGCCTCAATCAAGCAGAGATAGATATACAGCAGCAGGAGATAGCGCGAGCTATCAAAAACTTAGAACGTGCCAATAGTGCGCTATCGCGCCTATTTGGTTTGGCCGAGGGAGACAATAATGAGTAAGTACCGAGTAACTATAGAGTTAAACGAACGCTGGTTCACCATACTAGGTGAGTTGAGTAAGAATACAGAGGGTTTTGTATGGGAGGAGGTGGACAAGAGTGAGTGACGGTAGAGTATTACGCTTATTAGATAGCGGTACAAAGTTTATGGGAGACAGTATGCACCCACCAAAGTCGGACTTGATTCTATTCTATGAAGTGGTAGAGCCTGATAACGTTATCCGCTGGGGTGGGGGAGAGGCTAAGTCAGCTATTCAATGGCTATACCTAGCACCTTTTGGCTCACGCATACTGGTAAGTGCGTGGGATAGTGACGAAGAGGACGCTCACCTAGTAGGGCAAACGATAGACATAACAGAGATTATCCAACAGGCAAGGGAGGTAGGGCTATGATTTACTGGTTAGGTTTAGGCTTAGTAATGCTGGTAGTCTATGTGCTTATAGTGTGGGAGGACAAGATCAATGGAGAGTAAAGAGGTAAGCGGGAGACAGTCTATCCACTACCGTAATTATAGAAGGGCAAGAGACAAGGCACTTACGCGCTTAGCGCACCTATACCCCGACACATACAGGCAGTTGCTTGATGAACAAAGGAGTTTCGATGAGCAAGAGGGCAAGACTTGGGTTATTAACCCTGATAGTAAGCTTACTGTTGGTATTCATACACGAGCGAACGCCGTCCCCGATGTTGCCGGACGTACCGATTATGAAAGCGCGGACGAAAGCAACGATGGAGGAGAAGCGTGAAAACAAGACACTTGCGGTTGGTTACGCAAGAGCACTCGGATACAGTAAGCGAGAACTCACCTGCCTTGTCACCCTTTGGACCCGTGAGAGCAGGTTTGACCACCTCGCAGACAACAAACGATCAAGCGCTTACGGTATTGCTCAGCTCCTTAGAGAGAAAGATAGCCGACCTGAATATCAAATCCTTCACGGTCTTAGATACCTTAGTCATCGCTACGGAGGGAGCGCGTGTCGCGCTAAAAACCACAGCGATAGACGAGGCTGGTACTGATGAAACTGCTTGACCTTTACTGCAAGGCAGGAGGAGCGAGCAAAGGCTACGCTGACGCTGGCTTTGAGGTAGTAGGTATTGACATCAAGAAGCAGAAGCGTTATCCGTATGAGTTTATACAGGCAGATTGCTTGGAGATACTGCAAGATTTGGATTACTTGCGTACCTTTGATGTGATTGCAGCTAGCCCACCTTGTCAGACACACTCACGCACTCAGCATTTACGTAACGCTCAGGGCAAGAGCACGGACAAGATAGATCTCATACCTCAGACACGAGAGGCGTTGATTGCTAGTGGCAAGCCTTATGTGATTGAGAACGTTCCGGGTGCTCCATTGATTAACCCGGTACAATTTTGTGGCTCATCATTTAATCTAAAGGTACGTAGGCATAGACTCTTTGAGTCTAACGTGCAATTAACTGGCTCAGTATGCGACCACAAGAAGCAGGGAAAGCCGGTAGGTATCTACGGATCTATGCGTGATGAAATTCCGGGGGGGGGGCATACCGCAAAGACTATAGAGCAAGCGCGTGAAGCTATGGGAATTGACTGGATGATCTGGGGAGAATTAGTAGAAGCAATCCCACCTGTGTACACTCGCACCATAGGTAAACAACTAATAGATGTGCTGGGTTTCTAACCCTTTCCTAGCAAAACAAAAAGCCCTCGCCATAACTGGCGGGGGCTTCTTGCTAGCACTCAGTAGGCGGGCGCCTACCAGTGCATAAATAATAACACTAGCCACCAGTAGAGTAAAACCCTTTACCCTTGAAGGTGATAGCAGGAGAGTCCCACTTACGAACCATACTTATGTGGCACACAAAGCAAGAAGGATCTCGTGGGTCCTCGTGGATAGAACGTTCAATAGTTAATTCAGCGTTGCAATCAGGGCAACGATAGTCGTACTGCATCAGAGCTGCACCGCCTCCTCTATGGGTAGATAACCTACTAACTTGTCAACCTTTTCAATCCTATCAAACTCAGTGGTGGCTGGTAGATGCTGCACGTACCATATTGGTTCCGGTAAATCCATCAGGTCAAAGGAGAAGATACCGGCAGGGGTAGAGTTGATGTAGTAAGGGACAAGATCGCGCTCTGCAGCTTGGGTTATCAGCTTGCGATACTTCATCTCTTCAATCAGCAAGGTGTTGTAGTGGGTAGCCCTGCACTTTAACTCTATGTAGTGACCTGCTTGCAAAGAGATGCAGTCATAGGCATCGAAGATGCCCTCACTCTTTACTAAATCAGGATATAAACTCTCACGCAAGAAGGTAAACAACAACTCTTCATTCATTGCCACGGACTAATCCCACCTAGGTTATCTTGTAATCTACGCAAAGACTTATCACACCTGCGATCTGCGGTAGAGACAGCACACTCTAGGAATTGTGCTATCTGTTGCAAGGTAAAGCTCTCGTGGTGGCGTAGCCTAAGAAGTGTTTGGTCTTCTTGGTCTAGTTTAAGGAAACCATTCTTAATATCTATGAGGTTGGCAAGCAGGTTGCCACCTTCTGCTGGTGATGATGAACCTTTAGGTTGTCCATCTTTAATCATCTCTTGTGCTTGTTCTAGTACTGTGCCATCTATGACTGATGCAATAACAAAGGGTAGCAACTGACCAAGGGTAGCTGTCTGGTAGTAAACCTCATCATTAGTCTGATAGCCAGACTTAGCAGCCTTCTCCTTGCGTGCATAGCGTTCTCCTGCACGCTTCATCTGCCAAGCGATGCGCTGTTCGTTATGTCTGCGTCGTTCTTCGATAGGTTCCATTAGATCAACTGTGTGATCTTCAACCCTAGTCATAGCCCAAGCCATCAGCTCTTGCTTGATGTCATCCTTCTCAACGTGCTTGACATACCTGCGATGGATAGTGTTAGCCACGCTAGGTACTAGGTCATAGATTACTGGATGTAGTTCAGTCACAGTCTGGTAACACCCGATCTATAGTGTGCTGAATGTTCAGCAACTTGATGGCAAGAAAGTCTATGTAATTGCTAGCATCTGCTAACTCTTCAATCAATTCTCTGACGGTATCTGATGCAGTAAAGGACTCAAACTTCTGACCCTTTGCGTGTGAGTATTGGTCGTGGCCTACACCTTTAACACGATGAGCACGAAGAGATGCAAAGGATTCAATGAAGGATGTTAAGTCCTCAGTTGTAACACCTTGCCCACGGTAGCCAGTAACAGCAGCGTGATCTACTAGCGGGTTGGTTGCGGGCGTATGAGTATCAGTTGTGTCGCTATGTCCTGTTGCAAGATGTGAAAGCCCATATGCTGCAAAGTCTGTAGCATTATGACCCACTCGTTCTCTGTCATTGTCATACATTCGACTCCCCTATCAGTAACTTCCGCGTGGCATCAATGCCATTGGCTAAGTAATAATCATTGATGTCCATACCTGGGGGTAGTGTAACAATCTGTGAGTTCATTACCTCATTCGCCACGCGCTTAGCAAACTCAGCTCCAGGGTTAGAACCATCCTCTTTAATGTCATTGTCTCCAACAACAAAGATAGTTTCATACCCTGCAAAGAGCTTAGGAAAGTGTGGCTTCCAGGCTGCAACACCTGGTACTCCCACTGCTGGTATCCCAAGTTCTCCACTTGTGACTATTGCATCTAACTCACCTTCACATACTACGATGTGTGGTGAGTCAACAGTGATGTCACAAACATTGTATAGGTGTGCCTTCTGCCCAGTAGGTGAACCATACTTAGGCTTGGCATCATCTAATCGTCTAAACTTAAAGCCAACACAACCACCGGATGCTGTGATGTATGGGATGGATAGCCACCCTTCATACATCTCGTGACCATTGATTGGGTTAGTAATAGTTCCTAATTGAAACAGTCCTGCTGTCTCTTCAGAGATCCCACGTGCGTTTAGTACGGCCAGTGCTTCTTGACTTATTGCCTGAGCGTATTGTTGCGCCGCTTCCAGTAGCAATTTCGACTGCACGTTTGAGGCCATCATTAAACTCCAAGTTCTCTAGTATGCACACTAAGTTAGCTGCATTGCCACCCTTACCGCAGGTGTGACAGAAGTACAGGTTATCGTAGGTATTCATAACAGCAGACCTGCGACTGTCGCTATGTAGGCAGCATCTAACTGATGCGCTCTTACCTTCTCTTACTTCACCACCGAAGTGCTGGACAATGGGACCTATGGGGATTGTGTTTGCATCAACGGCACCTTTGTACCTGCCCGCTTTACGTACCCTGGACCAGTCTTGTGCTGGCATACACACCCCTTGTCATCACACTTATCGTGCCATTGCACTGAACGCTTGTAGTGGGTAAGGCCGTTCTCTTCTCCTGCCTTATGACAGTTCTGGCAAATCATCTTTATCCCAACCAAGAACTAATTTAATAATATCTGATGCAACTTCATAAGAGTTGCCTCCACCGATAATAAGATTAGATACTTCTTGAATAAGATTATTAACTTCTTCTTCTACTACTGGTACAACTTCTGGTACAAGTATCTCTGATGTTGTTATTTCTCCACCTGGTACTGGCATTACTGTTTCTCCTTTAACCATTGAGTTAAGTCTTGGATTACCCAAGCCTGATCTATTGATGCGTTGCGACGCTTAACTATTACATATGACAGTGGTACTTCCCCAAGACCACGAGCCTTTGCATAGTTAAGCGCCTCAACTTGTGCTTCTCTCCAGAACTCAGGCAACGAAAGGGTTGCCCTGTTCTTGAGTTCAAGGATATAGGTTTCTCCCGCGATAACAGTAACGATGTCGCCCTCATCCTTTGCCCCAGCTTTAGTCAGACGCTCTGCAAGAACCCCCGCCTTGCGGAGCCACTTCATTACATCTGTCTCAAACTGAGAACCTTTAGTCTTGTTGTACTGACTCATCTACCAATACAACCTTGTTGATTTTATAGATGACATTGCCTTCTTCATCTTTAACTAATTCGACAACACCAGATTGCAGCAACGCACCAACGAAGTTGGTGAGGTCTACCTTGATGGAGTCCACATCTGCACGTAGTGCATCTATCTTTAGATTATCTCGGTACTTGTTTGTTAATTCTGGTTCAGACATTATACCCTCCTTGGTATCCTGCAATAGTATCTTTCCTTAGCATCCAACCAAACTCATTTTGATCTGATATCTGTACTGCTGCGTAGTTTACCAGTAGCTGTGCATACTTGCTTCCATCTGCAGTGTGTGCGCCGAAACGATTCTTTACCGGTGCTACCTTTAGTATTCCTTGCGATGGGTCATAGCCCAGTGTAAGTATCAGTGCAGGTAACTGACTGACCTTTCCGTGAATTGCTCTGCGATGAGGTGGGTTACTAGGTGACCCATACTCTGACTGTTCTGATACGTGGTGGAGTACCATTACACAGGCCTCAGTCTTGCGTGCCATATCGTGC